CAATACCATATTGTTTTCTACCATCCATACCCATGATACCACCATACGCTGCCATCTGTCTTGGCGGCATTGCTTGTGGAGCCATTGGTTGTGCAGAACTCATTTGTCCTTCAGCCATTGCTTGTTCCATAAACTGTTGCATAGACATAGGCTCGATGCCTTGTTCTTGCATTTCAAATACATACCTAGCGTATTCTTCTTCTAATTGAGCAATCATCATTCGTTGTTCATCTTGCGGAGACTTAGGACCTTCATTACCACTATATTTTATAGATGGTGCGTTAGTCTCTAGCTCTTCTGAAATTTGTATATTTTCTATTCCCATGGTTTGTCTACTTTACTTGGTTTTTCCTATTAAATCAAGAGGAGGCATGATAACAGTCACATCTCTTTGCACATCTTCTTCAAGTATATTGGCAGCCTTTAAAACTTCCTCGGTCTCATAGACCTCTCCTGTTTTTTTGTTTTTAATGGTAGTTATTATTTTTTCTGGTGTTAGTTCTATTATTTGATCACTCATTAGGTTGTTACCTCTTTCTTAATGTTTAGATAACTGATAGCTACATCAAACGAGTTTGTTGTGCTTGATTGTACTGTAAAAGATGTACCACCTTCAATTATCAATGGTTGGGTTAATAATTCTGTTGTTACATTAGCAGTCAAAGCTGCAGATTTAATAGCTGTAATACTATTGTTTGTAACCGTCACACTTGGCGTACCAGCCGACGTAACAAGTATAGATTTAATAACAATAGTCTCATTGACTGCAGGAATACTAGCACCTAGTGGTGTTAGTGCACTACCACTTGTATTATTATCTATGCCTTTAAATTTATATTG